CAGCATTATGAGAAAAGATATGCAGAAGCTGCAAAAGGATTCTCAATTGAACAAATGGGAAGACGAAGAAGAGATGAATATCAAGATGGTTCACCTCGACTTCCTAAAACACAATAAGGAGTAAATACAAATGGCAATACAACAAGCAGTTGCGAATAGTTTTAAAAAGGAATTATTAGAAGGTGAACACAAATTTCAATTTGGTGCTTCTGGTGATACTTTTAAACTTGCTTTGTATATCTCTACTGCAACGTTAAATTCATCAACTACAGTATATCCAGGTGATAGTACAGGAGGACAAGTTCCTGATTCTGGTCAATATGCTCAAGGTGGTGGAGTTCTAGTAAAACCAAATCCAAGTACTTCAGTTGCATCAGGTGTTGCGATTGTGGACTTTGCAGATTTGTCTTTCACTGGTGTAACACTTACAGCTAGAGGTGCATTAATTTACAATACTTCATCGTCTAATAAAGCGGTTGCAGTATTAGATTTTGGTGCAGACAAAACAGCGACTTCAGGAACATTTACAATTCAGTTCCCAGCTTTCACAACAGCAGCAGCGATTCTTAGAATTGGTAACGCGTAGGAGGTAACTTCCTATGGCCAACGCTTGGGGCGAACTTAGTTGGAACGCAGGTAATTGGAGTGATCAAAACAATGCAACAGTTTCTGTTACAGGGTTTAGTAATTCTATTGCCCAAGGGACAGTTTTAGGATTTCCTACAACAGGATGGGGTGCATTATATTATGGTGCAGGTGAATGGGGAGAATTATCTTCTCCAGAAGCTACAGTTACAGGTCAACAACAAAATTTAAGTATTTCTCATAGTGATGTAGGTTTTGGTCAATTAGAATGGAGTGCCTATAATACTCGTTGGGGTGGAGAAGCAAGTGTTAACATTGCTATTAATCAAGAAGTAAATGTTTCAGGTCAACAATTAAATATTCAAAATTTAGGAACTCTTAATATAGAAATTGCAACAGAAGTATTTTTAGCAAATAATCCACTACCAAATTTAACAATAGCAGAAGGAACAATAGATCCAGCTCCAGATGCAGAAGTAACCGGTAACCAATTAAATACTTCTTTAGGAGATACCATAGCTTATAATAGACAAGGTTGGGGTAGATATTATTGGGGTGAAGAAGAATGGGGCACAAGTGGATTATGGGAATTTGTACAATTAAATAATACAAATTTAGGTTTAGGTGTAACTTCAGGTATAAGAGAAACTTGGGGCCAAGATGAATGGGGAGCAACAACTACAGAATGGGGTGGAAACTCAGTTACCGATGTAGATATTAAAACTTTTGCAGAAGTAACAGGTATAGGATTAACTTCAGCTGAAGGAATAGTAGATCCTTCTCCAGATGCTACCGTTATCGGAATTGGTTTAACAGCTAGTATTGCTATAGGATCAGTAGTTGAAGCAGATGCCAATGTTACAACTACAGGAAATGCTTTAGAAATAGCTCAAGGACAAGCTGAATTAGAGGCAGTAACTATTGCAAGTCCTGCTGGACAACAGCTAAATATTAGTTTAAATAGTATCGTAGCAGGAGCTTCAGCAGAAGTTGGTTTAACAGGAATTCAACTTAATGTAGCTTTAGGAAACGAGGTTTCTCAAGTATGGAGAATAGTTGACACAGGTACAACTGTAGCTTATACTGAAGTTTCTACCGGATCTAGTGTCACGTGGAATGAGATTGACACTGCCGCTTAATTTTAGTAAAACTAATATAACAAGGAATTAAAAATTATGGCATCAACTTATTCAACAGACCTTAAACTAGAATTAATGGTTACCGGTGAAAAAGCTGGTTTATGGGGTGACATTACAAATACAAATTTAGTTATTCTTTCACAAGCTATAGGTGGTTATCAATCAGTTGCAGTTAATACTACAACAGGTTTGACTTTAACTTTTTCAAATGGTGTTATTTCAAATGGAAAAAATGCAACTTTAGAATTAACAGGAACTTTATCTTCAACATCTGTTGATGTTATTGTTCCAGATGGAATTGAAAAAACTTATAACATTAAAAATTCAATTGATCATGCAGGTAAAAATGTAAGAGTAAAAACTGCTTCAGGAACAGGTGTTCAAATCGCAGAAGGAAATTCTTATGTTTTATATTCTGATGGAACTAATGTTAAAAAAGTTTCAGAAGAAAAAACTTGGAGAGCTATAAGCTCAGCAGAAACAGTTCAAGAAGGAGCAGCTATTTTAGCAAATACAAATGGTGGCGCTGTTACAATCACATTACCTCCATCACCTACAACAGGTGCAGAAGTCTCTTTCATTGATCAAGGATATGATTTTAATACAAATGCGTTGACTGTTGGAAGAAATGGATCTAATATAGCTAACAGTGCAGCTGATTTAACAGTTAACACTCAAGGTGCTGGTTTCACATTAGTTTATTCTGGTGATGCAACAACTGGCTGGACTTACAAGGAGAAATAGAACATGGCTAATTACGAAGCAACTAGATATGATTTTGATGGTGCAAACCTTACAGGGATTGAAGGTATCAATACAGGCATCATTGTTCCTTGGACAGATACTTCTGTACCAGCTGGATTTTTAGAATGTGATGGAGCTGCAGTATCAAGAACAACTTACGCTGATTTATTTGCTGTAATAGGAACTACATACGGTGCAGGAAATGGATCTACTACTTTTGATTTACCTGATCTTCAAGACAATGTAGTAATTGGAAAATCAAACACTAAAGCTTTAGCATCAACTGGTGGTGCTAACACTGTGTCTTCAACTGGAAACATAGGTGGTAACGCAGCTAACCATACACTAACAACTAACCAACTAGCATCTCACACTCACTTTTTATATAATCCAGGTCCAAACCCACAAGCTTTATATGCTGTTACAGGTAGTCTTCAAGCAAACCCAGGGGCTGGATTTAACGTAACTAATGCTGGAGCTGATGCAGCACACTCACATACTTTAAGCGGAAACTTTACTGGAGATGCAACTTCAGTGTTGCAACCTTATTTAACTGTAGTATATATTATTAAAACTTAGGAGAAAATATGGCATCAACATGGGTAGTAGTATTTGAAGATAAAAAAATCACAAAACCTGATTTTGATAATGGTCCTATGCAACAAAATGGAAGAGGATATGTTTTAGATGCTCCCGAATATGATTCTTTTTGGGCAGATCCAAAATTTGCTAATATTTGGGCTATTCAATATGGTGTAACTCCATCTTCCGATGAAGTAGAATATAGAGACGGAACTCCAAATAGTTCTTACGCAGAAGCTAATTTAGGAGACATAAGTCAATTTACTAATAAATGGGATGCAGTTCATTTAGCACAATTACAATTTAATTGGGACAACGATAATGTTGAAGGTGAAACTGAAGCTGAAAAAATTGCAAGATTAGGTGCAAGACCTACATCTTATTCATCTTAGTATTTACTTTATTCTAAAATAGTGTAGAACATATCTATACAGATATGTATTTAACTATAACAATATATAAATAAATGACGCTAGAAAGCAAAAATATAAAAATAGAAAATTCTATTGGAATATATGATGGATTTATTTTACCAAGTGAATGTGAAAAAGCCATAAAATTATTTGAAGATAGAGTTAAATTTAATAAAACTTTTACTAGAATGCAGGCTGAGAGAGTAGGTGGTCATATGAAAAATGATGAGGCTGCAGATTTTTATTATGACATAGATGTTTGGTATAAAGATTTAAAAACTATTATGATTAATTTTGATATGGCTTTAAAAAACTATGAAACTCAAACCTCTATAAAAGAATATTCAAGCATAGATTTTTTTGAATATGGTTCAATTAAAATACAAAAAACCTTACCCACACAAGGTTATCATGTTTGGCACACTGAACGTGGACCAGGATTTGATATGTATAGAAGATCTTTGGCATATACTATTTATTTAAATGATGTTGAGGAAGGTGGAGAAACAGAATTTTTAAATCACTCAATAAGAGTAAAACCCAAAACAGGTAGAATTGCAATATGGCCAGCTGGTTTTCCTTATGTACATAGAGGTAACCCACCTTTATCAGGGGAAAAATATATTATGACATCATGGTTATTATTTCCTACTAACTAATTATGACTTACGAATCTTTAATTGAAGCTACTAAATTTCACGCAAATAATCCATCTAATTGGATAGGTGAATCTTTAGGTGAATACAAACATGAAATTTATAACATAATAAAAGAAAAAAATATTAAAACTATTTTAGATTATGGATGTGGCAAAGCTAATTTTCATAAAATTTTATTCAATAGCAAAAAAATACCTGGTTCACCTCAGAATATAAACATAACTGGTTATGATCCTTGTGTTCCTAATTTTGAAAAAAGACCAGAAGGAAAATATGATTTAGTAATTTGTATTGATGTTATGGAACACGTTCAAGAAGATAAAGTGGATGAAGTATTTAAAGATATTTTTAGTTTTAGTAATAATGTGTTTTTAACTATCACCTGTTATCCAGCGACTCAAATATTACTCAATGGAAAAAATGCTCATTATACTGTTAAAGATCCAGATTGGTGGAAAGAAAAATTAAGACCTTATGATGGATTATATACAGCTATTTTTCAAACTAAACCCGACAGAAGTAAAATAACAGTCAATAAAGAAGAATGGAAACCTAGTGCAATTACATTAAAAAAATTAGAAAAAAATGATGAGACACTAGATGAAATGCAAAAAGAAAAAGCAAAACTTATACTTTAATTTTCATCACGAACAAAAGTTTGTATCGTAAATCTAGGAATATTGTTACTTAAAACAGGATTAACTTTATGATTTAAAGGTGTCTTTATGATTAATAAAGAATTTCCTACGATTGGAATATACCCACTGCATTTTTCATCTGAAAACATAAACTCTCCTCCCCAGTCTCTATTCCATCTTTTATTAACATAATAAGTAATTCCAAATTTATGACCTAAATCACCGTGCCAATCAATACCAGAACCTTTTTTCATCTTATGAACAGTAAAAGTAAATTTACCTTTTATAGAAACAAAAGGTAAATGCCTCATAAGTGTTTCTGAAAATTTAAAATAATCAGGATTAATATCTATCTTATGAGGAAAGTCTATAGTTTTATTTAAATCTTTATCCCACTCACCTTGAACTGATCTATAATTTAGCGTTTTTCTTTCTTTAAAAATACCATCGTGTATTTTTTTATATTGAGTATTAGGTAAAAAATTATGTATCCAAAATAATTTATCTTCTACATTATAAACTAGTTTCATTATACTTTCTCTTTTATACTCATATAGGTTTTAAAAAACAGTTAATACTGTACCTTACTCCTTTAGTTACTGGTTTAGTTCCATGTACCCAAATGTGTTCAGCAGGAAAAATTATTCCATCTCCTGTTGTTAATATTTCTTCATGTTTTCTAGAAAAGAAAGTAAACTCTCCCCCCTCATATCCTTCATTTAAATTAATGGTGCAAGAACCTCTTATAGTTAAATCCATATCTAAATGATCTTTAATTTCATTACCTACTTCATATCGTAAAATACGAATATTATCTGTGGTATTAATCCATTTAGAATCTAATGATTTAGAAAATTTTATTTTTAAATAACTAATATAATTTAAAATCATTCCTTGTATGTATTGACTACATATTTGAAAACCTTCTTCTAGTTCTTTACTTTTATTTCTGTGAGTATGTAAATTTAAACATTTAAAGTTATCTGTATGAAAAACTTTTTCTTTTCCTTCAATGTATTTTAAACTAGTTTCTTGATCACAAAAATCTACGTTTTTTTCAAAAAGATTAATTAATAAATCACATTTATCTTTAGGCATAAATGAATTTATACGATAAATTAAATCTGTAACTTTAACATCCATGTTTAATTATTATCTTCCTTATGTCTGGTAACCAAATATATTTTAGGTCACTGTTTTCAAAAACATAACATAAATCAAACAAATCTTCAACTAAAGTAGACCCTGGTAAATTTAAAGAGGTATTTAAAACATAAGGAAGTTTAGTTTGTTTTTTAAACTCATTTATTAAATTGTAATAGTTTTTATTATTTTCTTTTTTAACACTTTGTAATCTACAAGTATTTTCAACAGACACTATATTATTAACTTTCTTTTTAGCTTTATAAACAAACATCATATAGTAAGGTTCTTTTTTATTGTCTGTTTCAAACCACTCCTCCAAGTCTTCATGTAAAATAGAACATGCAAACGGCCTATACCATTCTCTTTTTTTAATTTTATTTATTTTTTCTATGCAATCTTTATGTTCTGCATTCATTAATAGACTTCTATTACCAAGACCTCTTTGCCCCTGTTCCGAGCCACCTTGAAAAATAGCAACAGGATCTTGCGTCAAGAGGCGAGCAACCTCTTCTTCATTTGATTCTTTAATAGTATGTTTATTAAATAATTCATCTAAGAGATCGTATTTTGGTTGAAAACCTAAGTAGTATGTATGTCTTCTTTTTAATTTATTATTTGTGTAAAACACATTCATTCCAAGTGATATACCATGATCCGCACTCATTGGATCTAAATAAACCGTATTAGAAGTTTCATTATTAAGACGAGTATTAATCAATACATTTTGTGCAACACCACCAGTAAATAATATTTTTTTATTTTCAAAACGCTTCAATAAATTAAAAACATATTCTTCACAGCCTTTTTGAAAAGTATGAACAAAGTCTAAAGCTTTTTTATTATCTTTTGAATCCGATAGTCCAGGTATCCATTCTGTTGCTGTTAAGAAATCTTCTTTATGTCTTCCTAAATTTTTTTTAAAATATTTTTTATTAAATTTATTATCTTGTAATATTTTTATATTATCATCGTATGAACCATAACAAGATAACGCCATGGTTTTACCACATGGAAAAAGTTGTTGATACAAAGCTAAATTTACTATTTGATAAGCCCACCCTAAACTTACATCTCCTGTATAGTATTCTTTATATACTTCATTAAAATTATTATCATAAATACTTACTTTTTCTTCTTCAAGGTTTTTATTAAATTTTCCACAACCGTCTAAAACTACAATATAATCAAATTCTTTATCTATATTATAAGCGGCACAATAAGCATGATAAATATGATGTTTAGTTTGAAATTGATCTTCAACAATAATTTTACAATTTTTATTTTTATTAATGAGAGAAAAAAGAATACTTTTAATATCAGCAGGATGCCATATTGATAAAACTATTAAATCAAAATAAATATTTAATTCATTAATTCTTTCTATAAGATTTAAAGTAAAATCTGTCCCATATCTTATTTTAGAAAACCTTTCTAATTCAGTATGCACAATTAACTCATTGTCTTTAGATATAGTTATAGAACCATTATGACCATGATGTAATGTTAGAATATTCATTTTATTCCTTTTGTATTTATGGCATAAGAGATTCTAATTTCATCATTTAAATGTGGCGAAACTTGATGAATTAAATCATGAGGAAATATTAAAAAATCAAATAACTTAGGATAAATACTAAATATTTGAGAATCTCTCATAAAATTAATTGCTGAATTATTGTTTGTTAAATAAAGCACTGCTGAACTTTTTATATTATCTCCAGTGTGTCGATGAGGAATATTATCTCCATTTTTATTTAAAACATTTAGCCAACTATGCATAATTTCTTCTTTCATATGAATTCGTAAAAAAGAATTTATAATTTCGTCTAATTCTTCTTTTCCATCAAAATCTGTATGTTCTTGATAGCCACCTCTAAGAGATATAAAATTTTCGTTTTTATTATTTTCTTTACACCAATTTTGTATTTTATTTAATAATGGTATTTGAATTATTAACTTAGTTTCAATTAAAGGAACTGAAAATAGCTGATAAGTGTTAATCATTTATAAGTATTTTAATTCTTTATATTCTCTATAGTGTTTGTAACAAAGTTCTGTAAACTGTCTTAATTCATTAGCTTCTTTAAAGCTACTAGCAGTATATACTTCAATTCCATCAAAACCAAGTTCTTTGGCTATTTTGAATCTATAGTGCCCACAATGTATTTCTCCATCAAATACAACTCCAGGAAAAAGTAGTCCATCTTCTTTCATGTATTTTTTAACCTGATTTAAATGATCTTCTTCCCAATTTATCTTCTTTTGATCAGCTAAATAATCCAACGTAATTACGTTGATTTTCTCAGGAAACCATACTATTCTAGCTTTCATAATTTTCATAACTATTATATAGTAGGTTATATGCTACAAAAAGTAAATTTCAAGCCAGGATTTAATAAACAAGCTTCAGAAACAGGAGCCGAAGGTCAATGGGTAGATGGCGATAATGTACGTTTTAGATACGGTCAAGTTGAAAAAATAGGCGGTTGGCAAGAATTAGTGGATAATACAATTGCTGGTCCTATTAGAGCTCAACATACTTGGACAGATTTAACTGGTAAAAAATACGCAGCTTTAGGTTCTTCTAAAGTTTTAATTATTTATTATGAAGGTGCCTTTTATGATATCACTCCAATAGAAGCAGATCAAACAGGTGCTACTTTTAATTCTACAACTGGATCAGCTACGGTGACAGTTAATTTAAC